CAACACGACAAGCGCACAGAACGTAGTCAACAGCAGTTTGAATGATACGCTTTTCGATGACTATGAGTATGTTATTCTCAACGTCACATCAGGAGCAGGGTCTTACACCCCTAATGCTGCTAGGATAGTGTATAGGGGCAAGGCCAAGAATGAGAGGTTTGGTGCTGGTCAGGACATACCCTCAGTATCACAGTTCGATGCGATAGCGAATTACCTCAGAAGTATAGGCGCACACCCAACCGCAAATGATGCTATTGGGGACACTGTTACTTTCTTTATGGACGCAGACCCTAACTTGGCCTTCGGTGATTTGATTACTGCCTCTCCCTATAACTCAGATGGCACCAATACAAGCACCATACATAATATCCATAGAGTGAGGGGCGTGACTAGAGTATGGAATTATTATAATACTGTGACTTCAGACACTTATCTTTGGGTTGTTGATACATTCACCCCTTATGATGGCGTTGAGTTTGGCACTTACACAAGTTCTTCGGGGTTGAAGACCGGAACTGATAGGGGTAGTTTCTCATCCGATAACGGCATGACCGATGTATTTGATACAGGTGACGACAAAGACCTGAGAAACAAAGCAGCACATGCTCGCTGGATGCGTGACCTGCCTAACTCTCTATGGTTCCAATATCACTTCGGGCAGATACTGAGTTCTCCCAAGACATTCGTTTCTCCCACAGGTCATACTCTTGTTAGGGAAGAAGTGGCCCTTGGTGCGTCAGTGACTTCAGGTGATAAGTTAGTGACTTTGAATCTAACAGCGACAACATCAACCATACCCGATTCAGGCTGTGCGGAGATACACGGCAAGAATGGTTTTGTGGATAAGTTTCTCTATCAGGGTATCGTGCATCATGGTGGTAAACTATGCCTTATCGGATGTAAATACATATCAAAGAGTCATGGTGTTAGTTACACAGACAGTTCCGGAACATCACAGGATACGGTGGTAAAATTCTGTCAGATATCTGATAATTACAAACACCTTTGGTTGCTTTGGGCCGATATGAGAAACAATGGTAAGGCTGATGCAGATGGTGGTTCAAGGAAGAAGGACTTCGGACTTCTATATCCCTCATCCCAAAACTACGATGTGTCTCTTTTCTATACAGACCAAGATGCAGACGCTGATGGCAAGTTGGATAAGTTCACTGACTTGAAGATAGGTTCAGATATAGACATATGGAATATAGATGCTACCGCTGACCCCGTTACTTTGGGGTCTTATTCTAAGATAATAGATTATGACAACCCTATCGTTATCAGCAGTATAACCAACCCATCAGTTCCCGGCCCTGACACACTAAAATTCACAGTTGGTTCAGGGGACACAGCAGGTATAGCAGATGGTGACTACATCTATGTCATAAACAGCGATGCTCAGGATGGGTATCACCAAGTTTCAGGAACACCATCATCCACAGTAATAACGACATCAACAGTTCCTACATCCACAGATTACGATGAGAGTGCTGGTGGTGCGCTTTTATTTAAGGTAACAATAGACAGTCAATCAGAATACTCTGCTTGGGAAGACAAGGGTGGTGCGTTCTTAGTAGTTGACACATCTAAATTCTTCAATATGAATACCCACGCCAACAAGGGTAAGATTGGTCAGTTCTCAGGGGGAAGGACTGACTTGGGTGACTACTACGCAACCGTCAATGGGTTCCCGACCTTGATTGACAGGTATTGGGCAGAGGCAACCGCAACAAGAACCAATGTCTCAGAGCCATACTCAGGTCATCCTAACCAAGATTTCCTAGTAGCGGAATCAGTTGCTATTGAAAGTGATACAAAGAAAGGACAATTCTTCATAGACTTTACCGATAAAGATATTTCTGCTTTTGACAACGGTGGTGGTTTAGGTAGGTTGCAGACGGTGCAGAATTCAGGAGAGACAAATCAAAAGATAACAGACCACTTCGTTTCTTGGAACGGTAAACTGACAGCCCCTGTTGAAACCACAGCGACAGGTATAACAGAGAACACCGACGATTATAGTTTACAGGACACAGGTAAGGATTTTGAGGCTCTTGGTGTGAAGGCTGGAATGTATGGGTATCACAAGGTCGATGGCGACCCAACAGACATCTCAGTAACTAACGAAAACGATGTAACAACAGGACTGTTCAGCGGAACTGCTACCATTAAAAGATATTTTAGGGTGAAAGAAGTAGTCAGCGCAACTGTTCTAAAACTTGAGTTGGTCTACTATAATGACACAGCAGCCGTAGGTTTCGGTGATTATGGTAACTTCGGGTTGAATGCGAAGACGGCTTTGACGGCTACAGAATTCGCTCTTTTCCCTGATGTCGGAGAGGCTTTTGTGATACCGACGCAACTATACGGGGTGTTCTCAACAACAGTATCTTCTGCTGGCATAGCGCACGACGCAACACCATCTGATATCGTTACCACCTTCGGTAATATGATAACAAACCAAGCGCCCGAATCATATCACCTTGGTATCAGTTTGGATGTATCTTCTTATGATGCCGTAAACTTATTCTCTTCTTTGGCACCAGCATATCTTTTAAGATTAATGATGAAGATAGACGGTTATGTGGAATCCACAAACAGGGGTACTTTCTATGAGAGTGACAAGATAAGGGCGCTTTGGAATGCCGGTATATTGCAGAACTGGTTCCCATCCACGAAACTACCATGCATCCCAGACATCAACAACGTCCCTATAACGACCAATATGACTACCTATAATGACAATACTAAACTAGATGGCTTCGGTTCCTCTATTGACTCTAGGGGTAAGACTATACTTAAGACAGTTAAAGCCATGCAAGAGAAGGCTGGTAATGGAAGGATAAACTCACTGACGTTACCTTTCTCTTATCTTTGTGGTAGAGATGGTAAGATTGAGTTCAGACCTAGATATGATTCCGGTCATACTTTAAATAGAGATAATACTTATGTGAGTAAGGTTGTCACAGACGTAGGCGGAAAGATATCCAATGTCAGGGTTTACTATCAGAATGGCGGTTCGTTTATTGACTTCCCCTCACCCGGACTTTCAGATACTAGCAGGTGGAAGGTTATAGAGCGCCCCGAAGTCAATACTCATGTGGAGGCTTTAGCCATAGCAAAGAAACAGTATAACTCGCTGAAAGAGAGCAGGTTGTCTGTGAACGTCAGACCAATCAGACTGTCTAATGAAAGCGATAAGATGCTGGATAATGGTAGATTTGCATACCTAGCAGACCCACACAGAATACTTCAGGGAAGGAATGATACAAGCGAGGGAGAGTCTTGGTTCGGACTCAAGACAGGCGGCGCTCTTTTCCCCGGAATGGTCAACGCCCTTGACGGGAATCTGAAGACATCCACGGATAAATTCAACAGATACGGTCAATCAAAGAGTTATGACCCTTCTTCATCCACTATAACTTACGATAACGGTTATTATTTCTATGGTGCTAACAGTGTGAGTTATGCTGTGCAGATGGTAAGCGCATCATCCGGTATGCCCCTCACCAGCGCCACAACCAGCAATGATTTGAGGGTGGCTGTGTATCTCAAAGACCAGCAGACCGCAACCAGCATAGACGATGCGGTGTTTGTTGTCGGTCTTTTCGATTACAACTTCAGTCAGACAAGCACTGCCAAGGGGGGAGGCGCACCCCAACTAACGGCATCACTGGCTACAGACGGTTCATCCACAGTGGAGGTAAAGCAAAGCGGCTTCTATGAGATAAACGCACCTGCTTCTTACAGCAGCGACACCACAAGAAAATTTATCATATCTTTTAACGCTGATTATTGCAGAGGTTTGTTGAGGCATAGGTGCGGAAACCCAACTCAGACTACAGATGGCTCTGCTAATTATATCTTGGACAACGCACACGATGTCACAGGAGTTACATCCTTCAACGCCTACAACGACACAAGCATATTCCCGCTCGGTATGAGGAAATACGCCGAGATGTCTTCATCTGCCGACGACAGAGCCGAGTGGTATGCCCCAAGAATACATGTAACCAACGACTACAACTACATACCTGCTACTTCTGTAACTTACACTGATGCTGGCCTTGGTATAAGCAACGAATCTTTGGTAATACAGAAGGTAAAGTGGTCAGTAAAAGATAGAAGTGTGGAAGATGTCGAGTTGACTCTTGAGAGGGATGAGAGCATACCGGAGGCTTCTATTATTGATGTAATGATATCACAAACCGTGAATACAGATGACGCTGTTGGAAGTGAAGGGGATGCTGATACTGGTAGCGGTTACGGAGATAGTGCTTCAGATGCTCAGGATGATGCTGGAAACGGCGCTCAGGTGGGAGATGACTATTCCCCTGATGAAGATAATGCTGCTGGCGGCCATCAAGGATATAGAACGCAGAGTGAGGATTTAAACGCGGGTGTTACTTATAGCAGAACAGTAGGCGGAAATCAGTTAAACGCTGCTATCCATTCAAGCATCAAAGGAAGGATGAACTTAGATGCAGATATGTTTTCGGCACAAGGTAAATTCTCTATGTTGGGTCAGAAGAAACCAACCGGAGATGTAGGTGGTATGCGACCTGTGGCTGGTGTAGTAGTTAACCCATCGTTAGGTTCTGCTGTTAGAACAGCAGACGGTATATCCCTACCAACAGGAATAGGCACAGGAGAAGCACTTGACACAGGCACAGAAAGCATATCCCAAGTAGCCGCCGAGGTAACAGTTCCTTTCGATGTATTGAATGACAAGATATCAGTAAGTTCTGTCATATCTCACGGTCCTAAATCAGTTGTTAGTTCTAAAGCGGCTTTGTCTATCTCGGTTGAATGCCTTGAGACATCTGCCATAATCTCTTCCACGACAGTTATACCATCGAAGACTAACCGAGCCAATATAGAGTTAATATCAGAACAAGATTTGAGTGGGGCAGGTACACAAGGTAACAGAATAAAAGTAAGGGTAACAAGAATGCCAACTAAGTCTTTGGATAACTCTAAATCATCTGTGATTATACACGATTTACAAGTAAATTTCAACAGGTCTGCGCTACCGACCAACTCACTTGCGAACCAATTCTCTCAGTTCTCGTAATTTTCCCTGAGAGATAAGATTCTCCTAGCGATATCCCTAGTTACACCATCGACTTCCATCAGTTCTTTCTGCGTGGTCTTCTTCAATAGAAGGTTAGGTATGCTTGAAAACTTGCGAAGTATTCCCTCTGCTATAGGTTCAGTGACACCCCTAACGGAAGACAGGGAAGCAACCCGTATATCAGACGGTCTTCCTACTAATGGTCTTGGGGTCTGTGCTTTTTTCATAACCTCAAGATTAGTGTGTGATTTCACTAGGAAATCAACAAACTCATCCATAGTTGAGAATTCCATGTATCTTATTCTAGGAAATCTTTGATAAAAACTTAACTTAAAATTTAATATAGTGTGCTTCATACGCGCTATTTCTATAGCGTAATCTTTTCTAGTCATCTTACCTCTTACATAAGGCTTCAGGGTAGTGCCATACACCACCAACATAGGCTCATCGAAGTTCTCATCCAAGTCTCTTAGTTGGTCAACTATAGTTCTCGACCTACCCATACCATATATTGAGCGGTATAAGTCATTTATCTCCTTGGCTTCTATTCCTCTTGAGCCTATGATATAATCAGCGGCTCTCAATCTCTTTACCTTGGCCTTTCCGGTGGGGGATTGCTCGGAGTCACCCATTTTCATGAGTATTTTATTTATGACAACTTCGTTCTCGCGGTCATCAACTATAAGCATAACACTCCGTTATCTTGGTGTGTTAATAAAGGGTCTAATCAGAGCAACCTTCGCATCTCATAACGGACAAAACCCTGAGACAAGACGGGCATACAGGCTGACCATTTCTCATCAATACCCCTACTTCACCAGTCCATCCACAAAAGCAAGTCTTAATCGTACCTACAACCATCATGTCAATTTCTCCTTGTACCATCGTCCCGCCAACATGACCCCACACACAAACCATTGGATTGTATCTTGGAACAGGATATGGAATTGCCATACCTGACAACTGACTTAATATGTTTTCTGCTAATATTTTCGTTATAATCGCGCCATTTAAGAGGGGATATAAAAGATATAATTTGTTCTTCTATGTCCCGAAGTTGTTCGTGTGTCAAAGTCGATGGGTCTGCGAACCATCGTAGGTTTTCTGCAAGATGCGTAGCCAAGAATAGACGGGTGAAATGCCTTGGGTTTTCTTCCCTTATCTTTTGTTCAAGACATGGTGGTAGGGGTACAGAAGATGATGCTCCTATGTCACCATCATAAGAGCGTGTTACTTGCTCCACCTTGAGAGGGTTGTCACTAACCCACTTAATCAAGTCAAATGTACCATTTGGGTGTGAGCCTATGAATGGGTCCAATTCCTTTAACTTGGGGCATGGTTGCTTTGGTATCTTGTAACTCATAGGGTCTTTCATAAACGATGATACGTCCACATTGACGGCCCATCTTTTTCTTTTAGGGTTATATGTGTCGGGTATTCGTGTTAGTTTAGCAGGGTTGGCTACCCCATCAAGAGTCTTAGAGCCATTAGCCATAATCCTTTGATATCTATCTAAATGATTACTCATACCTGTACCGTAAAGAGGCTTCTTCAAAAACTGATGGACATGAAACCCCCTACCCGTAGCAACCAAACGTACATCCCCCTGTAATTTAGATACGAGTGAATGAACATCCCTCTTGACATCATCGAATGTAGTGTCTTCAGTTATATCGAAATCCCACCACGCTCTATCTATTACGACAGAAGATACATCCATCTTCCAAGGGCGGGAAGGGTCGGTTCTCTCGTAATGATATAGAGATGTGTAACAAGAAGACTTGCCATTTACCTTTGTAATATAGTCCTTATATTCATTGATAGAGGAACAAGGACTACGCCTAAGACCAATCTCCCTTGGGAAATAAATAGGCATAATTAATCAAATCGCTGCATGTGACCGCACATCTCACAGGTTGCTATCTTTACTTGAACAGGACTAGACCCTTCTTCCCCTGTCACCACAAACCTATCTTCAACATTCGTCCATTCATTCGCTTCACATTTTGCACATACATCCATACAATATCACCTCTAAAACAAAGGGGCTGAGAACCCCGATAATTCTTCTTCACAAGCCAAGTTATAATCACACCAAGTAGGGCAGAAATAATCATTCCACTTCATAGGATATTCACCTTCTGTTAATTGAAGTATGCTCTTATCCAAAGACTTGAGAAAAGCATTATGGCTCCTTATCGTTGTGGGTTCCATGATAGCAACTCCGTACTCAGAACCGACCCACATCTTCTTCCCTTTCTTATTCAACTCATCGAACAATCTGTCTTGTGAATATATGTCAGGGACGACGTAATCAGGGCTGACATACAAGAAATGTGAAACTGTCTCAGCCTCATACTTAGGGTGCATATTCAACACCCTGCGATAGAAAGCCAATTCCTTCCTAGTCCTTCCTAGTTTACCTGAATTCATGTTGCCTGTCTTCAACTCAACCAATATCAGACCGCCATCAGGGTGACGAAGAACACCGTCTATTATAGCAACCCAGACTATTTTATTATCGTTATACTTTTCAAATATCTGATGCTTTACCTCACACTCGACCACATCTAAATCGCCTAAACCACGCGCAATACCATGAAGCAACTCAGAAAGAGCAAACACCCCTACATCATCAGAGTAGCCTAGTTCATCGGACTTGTCATACATAGCAGTAACACCACCGACAAGACCTTCTTCCATTATAGTGTGGATATGGCTACCGCGAATCATAGCATCTGTGGGTGGCGCTCTAGGTATATCAGCAACGTAGTTCCAATAGAACTGGCGGGGACACTTCTGGAATGTCATTAGAGAGGATTTACTGATTCTTAATATATCGCTCTCTCCGGGTCTATAAGAAGACGCGGAAACCTGCTCGTTTGTAGCCAACATAATATCACCTATTCCCGTTTCCTTATAGCCATTCCGTCAACGTAATTCCATTGAGTGTGTTGTTTATCTTTCTCATACTCCAATTCATGATATTGAAATAAGGCTCTATTTTCTTAATGATAAACCTCTCAGCCATTAGTGTATATCCTATATTCTCTACTCCATCTATCTCTGACGGGTCATCGAATGCTACATACTTACCTTGATTATTCAATGTCACTAAGAAATACGACCCTTCTCTATAATTTTTACCGATATGTTTGTTGGCCCAATCTGCACCAGCAGAGGGGCCGGAAAGTACCTTGTACTTGGACAAATCCCTGTCTAATTTACCCTTCATGCAGACATCTATAGGCTCTATAGTTTGGTTGACTACGCTTGTGATTATATCACACACTGACTTCTCAACATAGTCGCTGTCTTTACCACACAGAATACCCTCTATAACGTCGCTCATGACGTTTTTCATAACCGGAGGCATACGAGATTGCTTAAGTTCTATACCCTTAAAATAACTCTTGGGTTCATGTGTGCTTCCATCGCTCCATGTGACCATGCCAGCGTATCTGTTCTTAGCCATGATTATCATACGGCTGCACCACTTCTCAAACTCCACCTCTATAGGAGCCATTTCAGCGTTGATTGCAGCGATACCATCAACACCTACTTGTGGGGTATCAACTATGCAGAATACGCTGTCTGTGTGGCCGTAAATCACCTTCATTCCAGACTCATTGGCAAGGTCTTTCAGTCTACCTAGAGTAGCGCGGGATGTGTATGTTATAGCGGCTGCTACTTCGGGGTGATACATGCCGTATTTGGCATCACCAGCAACACCATACATAGATGCGACTAGGGACTTACAGGCATACTGCATGGTGTCCCATCTATCGTAACTATCAGGGTCATTTTTCATGAGTTCCTTGAACTTGTTTCTAAGGTTAGTCATGTTATCCATTTGCCTAACCAAGAGTCCCTTGTCACCCTGACTGAATCGTGTGCCATTACCACAATCCTCCCCTTCAGGAGAGAGTGTGTCCCAAGATATATTGTGCAGGGAAGCATTACTATGATACATCGCTTTGACATCGAATATACCCACGTTATCGTATATACCCGGTTCAGGTTTCATGATGTCGGCACCATCATAATTCACCTTCTTGAATTGTGGGGATGTAGGTATTCTTCCCTCATATTCTTTATCGGTAAGAGTTAGGCATGTGAACATCTTGGTTATGAACGGTGTAGATTTTACACTGCATTGGACAAGATGCTGCAAAGCAGTGTAGTATTCCAGTGCGTTTACAGTCTTATTGAGTCTAGGTAGCAACCTGACATCTTGCCTACAGTAGTGGACATAAAGCGGTCTATCAGTGTAGTAAGTGTCGTGGCCGTCAGGCAACTCCACCTTGGTTTCGCCCAGCACATCTTGTGCTACATCACCCAACTTGTACGAGGGAAGTTTACCGTTCTTCAACTCCCACAGTTTAGAGAATCCTAGCATCAAATCTATACAGTTCCTACCCTTTATCGGCTGTTCCCAATCGCCGTACCTGTAACTCAATCTATTGAATGGGGACATCTTATTTGCATCGACGCCTGTGGCCCTCATCCTCTCAACCAAGGTTTTGATATCAGCACCAACAACATACCATCCGGTTATTATGTCGGGGTCTTGTCTCTGCATGTGATTGACGAAATGATTTAGCATATCTTTTTCTGTATTGAAAATCTTTGCCGGTGTCTCGTATGTATAATCACCGTATTCATTTAAGGTAGAATCTCCGTGATTCTCATCAATAACCCAAACGTATTCCTTATCGGTGAATGAGTCATATACAACTATAACCCTCATTTTATTAGTCTCAGGGTGCCACTCACAATCAAGATACCAAACCCTATGCTCGTAATTCTTGAAGGGTCCGTTATCGTTGGTGTAATCAGCGAGAACCCTGTTGATGAATGGGATATTACCTTCCCATGTTTCAATATGAGAATATTCTTTCCTTAATTGATAAACATCATTCGGGTGTGCTACTACAATCTTGGTCAAGGACTCCCCATAAACGCCCTTGAATCCATGCTCTTTCTTGACACAGTTCTGTATCATTTGTGAATCTTGACTCCTTACAAAAAAGTAAGGCCAATAATCATTAATCACTGTCTCCTTTCTCTTCAAGTTGGAATCTCGGTGACGGACAACTACTTTCCGTCCCCGAACATTCTCAACTATCATTCCTTCACACGCCCACGCTTTCTAGTAGGTATGTCAAATTTCCTCAACCATTTATACACTGCCATAGGTGTGATACCAAACATATCTGCTATAGTCTGCATGGTCATTCCCTGCTTGGTGTAAGCGTCACTCAACCAATCCTTATCTCGGTATAGACCAACTCTTTCTTTTCTCTTAACAATAACAGTAGCAGTGTATTCAAAACCATATACATCATCCCATTCGGCATAGTATTTACCAACATCTAGTGTGTTCAATTTCATTTCACCATAGGTTTCTAATTTTTTCATTGTGAATACCCCCTGTTACCTGCTTGGAATAAGAAATCCTCATTACCTAAACTTATCGCCAGTGATGGTACACCACCTATAGAGATGAAGGATAGTAGTATATCACCATCCACCAACTTGAGAGTGTTCTCAAGACCACCGTTGACGACACAAACTGTATCTGATGTGACGGGTTCTCCTGAAAGGAGAGTCGAAGTCTTTCCCTTCAACTCACTACCGACTTCAACGCACACACCATCACCATTAAGAGTAAAGGTGTATTTGTTTAGTTTCTGTGAATTGATACCGTCGCATCTCAAAGCCTCGTAAAGAACATTAGCACTAACATTTAGAACATAGAACGGTTCGATGATACTACCGTCGTTTGTCTTGTAGGATATCTTTTCCCCTAAGATAAATTTACTAGCCTTATCCTCAGAATTGCCCACCCATTCAGACAAAGTTTCTGGATTGTGAGGGAAGGCAAGGGACTTTAGATTAGATTTTATCGTGGTCTGCTTGGTTCTGGAAGTCACTTTCACCTTGTCAGGAGAATAAAATGACAGAGAAATCTGCTGCCCATGCATCGACAAAACACCCAGCATATCGTCAATGTTTGAAATGGGTATATTCCCATCGCACACTTCGACTGGTATGGAGAATCTTGAGAGTGAAGTTACCCCATCTTTTACTATGGAAGTAGTTACCGCTCTCTTATCTTTAGTCTTAAGAATACATGAAGCAACTTGATTCTGCTTCTTCCCCGATACAACCTGTTGTCTCTGCGTCTTCTTTAGAAGATTTATCAAATCATCTCTTTCGCATTTCATCATAGATGGCATCAGTCATCCCACCCGAATGGGAATCCTGACCATGTTACCTTGCCGCCCTTGACTCTCAATATGTCGTAGGTCTGTCCTATATGCTCCATGTTTTTACCCTTCATTTCCTCAACAGTACCGCGCACAACCCACTCTCCATCGTCAAGGCTTCTATCGCCCTTGACACCGGCAGCGGTATCAGCCTTCTTCATGTAGCGAGATAGGAATATCTGCTGCGAGAAGTACCTCATAGTACCCTTATCCCACTCAGGTCTTTCACCGACATTCATCAGCACTTTCTTTCCTGTGCCATCGTCCATATATTGTTGGATAGGCTTAAGGTGAAAGTTGAAGAACGCCTTAGCCACAGGGAGACTGTGGACTCTGCTAATAGTATTACGGAAAAGTTTGTTTCTGACTCTCCACTCTGCTTGGTTGAATCTCTCACCGTCATCCACATTGACAGGATTCCTTGACCTGTTCTGTAGCCAATCTGTCATTGCGAATTCACACCACTTGAGATACGTTGACCCACCATCAAAGATAACAGCATCGTAAGCATCAGGGTTTTCCTTTATCTCATCTGCTACAATACTAATAAGCCAATTTGTTTTGTCTATCAGAGCAGTATAGTTTACACTGTTGTCTTCATTGAAGATTGAATCGTCTGTCTCATCATGAAGTGGAAGGACGATGATGTTGTCATTACCTCCATAGATGTGGTCAACAGTTGACTTCGCACTGTTATCGACATCGAAGATTACCACTTTTTTATTAAGGTCACAGAAAGACAAGGCGCTCCCTGTCTTGGCAGTGTTCTCCCAACCGACAAGTGCCATCCTCATAGGGACTGATTGTGAACGGTTGTTCAAAAATCTATTACGGTAGTAGTCTTCTCCGTAGGTTTCGCTTGGTGCTGGCTGCGCCACCGACTTGGCGGCGGGGGCATTTGACCCCCAACCGCTCAAGCGTCCCACCCGCCGTCGTCTTCAGATGAATCAGGTGTGGTTGCCATAGGTGCAATCTTATCGAAAGCCCACCATCCGTTAGTGGATAGTCTCATCTCATCATCTCGCGTCTTCCATACCTGTCCGGTGATTAGAACCTTGGAGCCAACCGCGAAGTCAACTAGATGCTCATGTTGAGCAGGGACATAGACATCAACCGGGTCAGCCATAGACATCATATCAGTGTCAGCACAGACCATGACGTAGCCACCGTTGTCGCGTGGGTCGATGTGTATTACCTCAGTAGTCACTGCTACAAATCGGTCCCACCATCCGGGGCCACCGTTATTCTTAGCGTAATAATCTTCCATGCTTGCCAGTGAGTCAAGGTAATCTTCAGGCAGATAACCCTTCATCAATTCATTCGGAGGTGCCGAGAAAAGAGATGTTAGATTCTCATCCTCAGTAAACTCAGATACTCTAGCATTTAGATATCCAGTCATACCATCCCTTGATGGTTTGATGCCTATGGTTCCGGGGATGAAGGTAGGGAACTGAGAATCAGCCGCCTTTCCACTTCCCTTAATAGTAATCGGCGCCCAATCGTCAGACGAGCCTTGCTTTCTTCCGAAGAATAGGGAAACTCTCTCCCTCTCATCCTGTGGTCGTGGTGCGCCGAACTTGAAGTTGCTGTCACCTGATGGGAAGGTCGGGTTATTCTTATCCCATACCACATAGAAATGGGTGTTAGTATCTAACTGCTTAGTTCCTTTTGGCAGAACATTTACTTCTGCTTCTGCTTGACCGAAGAAATCTTCACGCGCCAATCGTGTGTATGAACCATCGTGGTTATCTTCAAAAATAACAACAGCGCCACTTTCGACAAGTGCCTTTCTTGCTTCAGGGGAAGCGCCCTTTAGTTGGTTATCCATCTTATTATAGAGAATCTTTCCCCACTCTTTCGGTCTTGGTACATGCACAAACATACCCTCGTACAGATTAGCACCGCTTCTCCTGAGAGATGCATTCTCATTAGCAATCTGACGAGCAGCGACACGGAGAGAAAGAATACCACATTCTTCTTCCGTCTTCCCTGCGTTAGCCCAAGCGGAACCCTGTTCCGCAAGGACAGCATCAGCCCTATCTTTCAATCGTGTTGGGTCAACCCCAACGGTTCCAGCAACTTTATTCAACATATCAGTAGTCATGTTATTTTCTCCTTTTTTCCTTTTGTATATAACCTATTCGGGTATACACATCCTTGTGAAGTTATACTTTACAATGGACTCGTCAACACCTGAAATCAGGTCACGCTCAGACACGACTGCTGCTTCTATTACCTTCATTTTTGAGGCGATAGCAGCCCTGCTATCTGCAACGCAGTATCTAAATATAGAGCGAATAGAATTCCTGACATCGTAACCTTCCAAGTAGGACAGTGCGGTTTCCATATCCTTGTCTCTGAAACAAGAACGTAGGAACAGATTCATGTTCGGGCCTAGTTTATCAGCCATCCTCAACAACGTTAGGTTCCTAGTATTCTCATCCAAACCATTCATTAGTTGTAGTGCGTTTATCGAATTACGCAAGTCACCCTCATGTATGTCGGCAATCATATTGATATGTTCGACAGATACATCGCACCCCTCTTTGGCCGCTATTACTTTTAGCCTATCTATAATAACATCAGAAGGTATGGGCTTGAAGGTAAAGAGGTTGCATCTTGATTGTAGCCAAGGTGTTATCTTGGATAGGTCGTTACAAGTCAGGATGAAATAACCCTGAGCGTTTTCTATAACACCCTTCAGTGCCGACTGTGCAGCCGAGGTTAGTTGGTCTGCTTCGTCAAGAAGGAACAGTTGATTATAGTTACCTGTTCTTGACATAGGTAGTATTTCTTCCTCTATAAATTCTATACCACGCTGCTTCTTAGAAGAAGCATTGTAAATATGAATCTGCAAACGGTGTGTCTCTGCTAACATTCTAGCGAGCGTGGTCTTACCCACGCCCGGTTCTCTTGAGTAGAATATGTGATGTGTATACGCACCTGAACGTAGTGTGTTTACTATGTCCTCTTGCCCTACAAATTCTTCCCATTGTCTCGGTCTATGTTTCTGCGCCCAAATCTCTGTCATTTTCTTCTTCCCCTTCTTTTATTGCTTCAAAGAATTTATCTAATCCGTCACAGTAACAAGTGTATTTGTTCTTCCCTCTCGACCACTTATTAGGTCGGGTTTGGAATCCACAGGTTCTGCAAAGAATTACTATATCCTTCATTATATTTGTCCCATCCTCTCAATCAGCATTGCCTCTATTGCTGAGTAAATGTTTGTCAATTCAGTGTTGTGATTATCGAGAGGCATCACAATACCATTCTTATTGTATCTCTCAAGTGAGAAAATCAAACCTAATAGCATACCCTGTAGGTATGATGAATTCCAAGTGGCTACAATAGATTGTAGACCTTCCTGTATATCAACCTCATCCATTTCATAATTAAGGCTAATGTTTTCCTTGATTGCTTCCAACGCTAACTTTGAGTGTATGATATTATCAGGTGTTAATATGTTATGCAACCGCGTAGGCTTTCTTACAGCATTAATGGCATCCATAAAATAATCCCACTCCCGCATGTATGTAACTATATCGTGTCGATATTTCAATCATTCTTTATCCCAAACCACGTTTGCTGGCGGTATCATTTCGTCACCCATTTCCCAACCCTCATACTCATGGTTATCAGGTAGGCTCTTGATTCTCTTGGAAGCCATATTTAAAATAACACCCCTAATATTTCTTACAGCCGTTCTCGCTCGCTTGAGTGCCACAGTATCATCAGCATCTTGCGGTGAACGTATACCCGGAACTCCTTCTTCAGCCCACTCTTGGATGTCAACCTTCCTCAGTATGTTCATAAGCAATTCAAACTCAGCGTGTTTGACACTTGTGAATCTTTCTTTCATTCTTGTTCTCTTATTCGGTGTTTCTTCCATGAACCTACTTAGAAGTGAAAGTATTTAATCTTTTTTTATCGTGTGTTTTACATTTCAGGCGGGACTCTATAACAATGTAAGCACATGTCAGGAGAGAATTTAGGGAACACACGTATTCTCCCACAAGAACATTTTTGTGCTAATTTTTTCTGCTTCGGTGTCATGACAGTTGGCGAGCGTGTGTAAATTATATCATCGGTATCTCTAATCAGATACCTGTCAACATCATAGACAAGATGGTTGGTGGTATTACCTACACTATTCTCAACCTTTTCCACACCTACAGATATTATCTGTGGGTTCTTGCTCAGTATCGCTGACAGGCTGTGTGGTGATGGTATGTTTCTCACAGATTTGTTTTCCGCTAATAGTAAAGCAACTCTTTCTTTCGTTGATTGCCCATGCTCCCAAAGCAACTGGACAACTAATCTTCTCATGCGCCTGTTATTAGCACTCATTATATTGATAT